AATTCTGGTCTTACCATTTTCTTAGCATAACGAGTCATTACACCTTTTCTTGGTGTGAAGTTCGTTGGGTCATAAACTAATGGAGTCATAATTAACGGAATGTATGGAGCATAAACAGCACCTGTTTCAAGGAACTGTGATCCTCTATATCCCATTAAGATAGCATTTTCAACCATATATGGGTTTTTGTAAACTTGGAATCTACTATTAATAGAACCAACTTTTTGTACACCCATTGCAAACTGTGCTTTATCACCATCTGTATCAGCAGCATATCCTGGAATTGATTCTAGGATAGTTGCAACAGTTGGAGAACAAACTAGGAAGTTTGCACCACCTCTTAATGTTAATTGGTGAATCTTGTTACTAACCTTTTGGATTTTAGTTCCTAAAGTTTGGAACCAAGTACCTTGGTTGTAAGCTTGACCTGTCAATGTACCATCTGCTTCAAAGTCACCATTTGTACCTGTTGCTGAATTCCATATGTATCCAATTCTAGCTGACCAGTACGCAGTTGTTTGTGCATTGTTCATTAACATATCTAAGATTTCTAAATCAATCTCTTGCGAAACATATTCAGATAACATAGAAGTCAATTCTGCTTCTGCATCAATTGAATGATAAGCATTCAAATCTTGTGCAAATTCAGGAGACCAAACAGCTTTAAGCTTTCTAGTCTTAGCAACGATAGCCTCAGATCTCAATTCAAGATTGATTTCTGGAATATCTAGGTTAGTATTTGAACCTGCATTATTTCCTGCACCTGATGGATCTTCAAAATCGCCTCTTGAATCAACACCTGGTTGTTTGTGATATACAACAGCTAATGTATCAGCAGCTACCATAGTATTTACATCTGCTACAAACTGTATTGTATCATTCGCAGTTGCTCTAGTTGTAAGCTTAGTGAATTCAGGATAGATAGTTACAAGTGCATCAGCTCCAACATTTACAAGGTTGAATCCTCTAACACCATTCTTATCCATATCAGAAGTTACAAGAACTTCAATTGTTTTTGCTGCAGTCAATGAACCTGAAGCAGCTAACCATTCTGAATTGTAATTAACATCTGCTACATCTACTGAACCAGTTTCAAATGCAGCAGCGCCTATTGCAGTTGCTGCTGTTGCTGCTGTTGCTACTGTTAATGTTGAACTAGATACATCATTCATAGAATAACCAAATCTACCTGGACCATAAAGACCTTCAGTAGCTGGCGTTCCACCTTTTGCATCATCAGTTACACCAAACACAGAATCATTCTGTGAATTACCTGCTCCCGTTAGGAAGTCATTCCCACCTGCAGTACCTGTAGTACCTTGCTTAGTTCCATATTTGAAATCTAAGTAAAATACAAGTCCTGATGGTAAGTTCATTGGCTGAACGGAAACGAAATCTTTAGCAGCTATTTCAGCAAAGATTCTTCTAACTAATGGAAGAGCTACACCCGACCATTCTTCTTGAGAACCTGCTGTACCTGTTGCAGATGCTTCTGTTACCAATTGTTTAGCTTGATTTTCTAAAAGGACAGCCATACCTTTTCTTTCTACCTCATTATCCATACCTTCCAATAATCCTGTTCTTTCCCACTTCTTTTCAAGTCGGACAGCAGCAGCATTTTGGTTAGCATTAGAATCAGTTGGTAATAATGAATTAATATTCATAATTTTTCTCCTCTTTTTTTTTAACTTAAGTTAGCTAACTTTCTCCATCTAACAGATAAATCAGAACCTTCAGAAATTACTTTCTTACTTGGTTTTGTTGATCTAATAGGTTTCGAAGCATAGCTTTCTTTAATTGATCTTTTTGCTTTTCTACCATTCATACTAAATCCTTCAGCTAATGTAGCAAATACTAATTTAACTTCCCTCAATGATTGAGCTCTGTCAAAGTTTTCAATTACTTTCATTTTCTGACCTTCATTTAATGAATGATTTCTAAACAATTTGTTTGAGAATAATAGTTTTGCATTAAGAAGATTAACTTCATTAATTTTGCTTCTTAAGAATTTGATAACTTTAATAGCTTCTTCTAACTCACCTGATGTTGCGTCAACTTTGTTGTCACCATCACCAATGTCGGATGAATCCATTTCTTCAACAGCTTCTTCAGATTCGTCATCTTCACGTAAAGCTTTGATAATTTCATCAATTGAAACATCTTCGCCTTCTTCACCTTCTTCCATTGCTGGACCTTCATCTGGTGTTCCGTCGCCATCCATACTGTCATCTTCTTCGACTGGTGCAGCTTCTTCTTCGCCTTCCTCAACCGGTGCTTCTTCAGCGCCCATTTCGTCTTCTAATTCTTTAATAATCGCTTCTAATTCAAGATCTTCTTCTTCCTCAACTGGTGCTTCTACCGGAGCTTCAACTTCTTCACCTTCTTCAACAGGTGCTTCCATTTCTTCTTCGCCTTCTTCAACTGGTGCTTCTTCTGCTTCCTCACCCTCTTCAGATACTACATGAGTATCATTAGTTGGTGCTTCGTCAGAATACGCATCATCCTCTTCTGCTACTTCGCCTTCATATCCTTCTTCTTCTTCAGATAATTTAGCTGATAACATAGATTGTAGTCTCGGTGTGAATGCTTCTTCTAATGCAATTTTTGCGTTAGCAAGTGCAGTTTCTCGTACGGCTTTCGCGTCTGCAATTGCTTCTTTTAACAAATTATTATTTGTCATAATTTTTCTCCTCTTATTTAATTTGGAAATAAGGTTATTCAGAACCTTAATAGAAAGTACTTAAAGTACTTATTAGTGAAATAGTCGAGTGACCATATATT